GATGGCTTCCTACCTCTGGGTAGTCGATCAGTATGTTACGTGTGCAGGTATCACCCTAGCCTTTTCCACAGCGGTATTTCTAAACTGGCCCGCCAACCTTATGTGTTGGATTGTTTTGCCTGGATGTGATGTTCTAGCAATGCCTGTTTGAGTTTGTCTGATCCACCGACTCTAACATTAATGATACCATTGTAGTATTCATCAGTTTCGAGTACCCTGCGGTCAAACTGTTCTCTTGCCTCTATATAAGACATTTCGCCTCTGCCTTTACAAAGATATAATATTTCTCTTGTAAAGTGTTCTTCGCCTAGTGCTGCTACGTCTGCGTTTAGTCTGTCTGAACTACCGTAGTATGTTCTCCAGTCGCTTTCTTTGTAGCCTCGTCTTTTATTTTTCTTGCCTTTTAGAGGTGGCTTAGTGGTTTTAAATTTTGCTAGTTTTTTGCCTACGTATTTTTGGCCTGTAGTGGTATTTGTGATAAGGTAAACAAAGCCTTCATACTCGTCTGGTATTGTGTCAATTGTTTTACCTCGGTAAGTCCACTGCATGAGTATACTTACCAGTGCCTAATCTTTTTCTGCCTCTTTTTTGGTTTGATACGATTCGTGTATTTCTTCCATACGTTCTTTAGCAAGTTTACGAATTTCACGCAACCAACGTCTACTAGATGCGTGTGTTCGATGACTTTTACGAGATTCGTATGCCTCATTTGCCTTAAAGTATTCTAAGTATGCTTTAGTTAATTTGTCATGTATATCGTCGTCTATCATTCTACAAATTCAACATCGTTTTCATAGTTTGTGAAGCCGTTTTCCTTTACAACTTTTAAAATTGTATTAACACGGCCTACTAGTTCGTCTTTGTGCGAGATTAAGAAGATGTTTTTATCTCGTTCACGTGCAAATTTTTTCAAAACACTTAATGAACTTTCTACACCAGCAGTATCCATGCCACTATCAATCAATTCGTCGACAAATAATAGGTTAACATTTTGATACAGACTTTCCCAAACATCACGGAATGCAAAACTTAATCCTAAGATAAGTCTATTGCGTTCGCCTCTTGACAAGTTATCAAAGTCTAGGTCCTGACCAAGTTGTGTAATTTCAACATTCAAATCGTTTTGGAATACAACTTGATGTGGAAGTCCTAGTTTATCAAGATAATATGTAAGTCTATTGTTTAGATATGCTAAGTTTTGTTCAATAATCTTCTTGCGAATAAAGCTATCTTTGTTTGTAAGCAGTTTAAGCAAAAATTCTTGATGTTCTTTGTAAGTTGTAAGCTCATTAATTGGCTCCCAACTAATTTCTTGCATTGCACTTGTGTTTAACTCGTCGATCTGTGCTTGATAAGGATCAGCTTCGTCTTGCTTTGACTGTAATGCTTGCTTCAAACTATCAACGTTTTGTCTATGCTCGTATGCTTCTTTAGCAGTTTCGTAAAATGTGTTAGGACGTCCGTTGATATCACCGATTAAATCTAAATCAACAGCAACGTTTTTTACTTTGGTAGTAATTTCTTTTTGATATGCTAATGCATCTTCTAATTCTTTAGATTTACGCTCTGCAATCTCAGCTTTTTTATCTGCATGTAGTTCTTGACCACACGTATAACACGTAGCATCGTCAAGATTTGAGATATCTTTTTGTGCTTTTTCTACAGACTTGTCAGCACGTAATAGTGCTGGCTCCAAAGTACTTAATTCCTTTTTAAGAGCCAAAATTGCATTATTATGTTCATTCCAATTTTGTAATTTTTCATGCGCATCAAGTTCAGCTTCAATGTCTAGATGTTCTAATTCGTCAATTCCTGACTGTAATTTTTGTACATCATTATTACGTTTAGCAATCCAGGCACGTTGATTGTTTTGCAAACTAACAATAGTAGTTTCGATCTTGCTATTAGCAGTTTGTATTGCTTCAATCTTTAGTGTTTCTTGTGTAATAGCATCTTTTGTTTGACGTACTTGTTCTTTTAAGATATCTGCTTTTTCAGATAGTATAGTAATACCAAGTAGTTGTTCAATGATAGCACGTTGATCGTTAGTACGCATTGCAAGAAACGGTTCAGAATATGTATTCAATGCAACAATGTGCTTAAACATATCATGCGACATGCCTAGTAAATCATTTAAGTATTCTTGTGTCTTGCGACTATCTCCTTGCGATTCGTCTTCGATCTGTTCTTCGTTATTAATAAAGAACTTAAAGAAAGTAGGCGAGCGTCCTCTCTCAATACGATACTGACTACCGTCTTTTTCAAAGTCGAGACTAACAACCATACCTTTACTATTAGTTTTATTAATAAGGTTGTTGCGTTTAATGTTTGTTAATGCAGTTCCGTAAAGAGCATATGACAGTGCGTTAATAATAGTAGTTTTTCCTGTACCATTACGACTCCCTGCATCGTCTCCGCCTTGATCGAGATTTTCTCCTAGTACTAGTGTTAACTTTTCTTTACTGAAGTCTACGGCTTGAGTTTGATTACCCACGCTCATAAAGTTCTTAACTGTTAAATCCTTGATTTTAATCATATTATAGCTCGTTATAAATGTCTAACAACATTTTTTTGTTAAAGTTTTCGCTGTCGATTGCTGTAATTTCCTTAGATACAATTTGATCAACACTTTCAAATGTACTAATATCTAGCTCTGTACTAATTTCTTCAATTTGTTTTTGCGGAATTAGTGTAATTTCTCGACATCCGTGTTGTGAAATATATGTTTCTTTGATAAATTGTGCTTCTTCGTAACTGATAGGTAAATCTATTGTTGCACGAAGATACATTTTAGGCTTAATGATGTCTGCTTCAGGATCAAGTAGTTGCGAAAGTTTAACTGTGCGATACTTAGGACAGTTCCACCAGTTAATGTATTCAGGCTCTTTATTATTTTCGCGATCAAGTATCATCATACCACGTTCATCATCCCANGCATCTGCATAGTTGTGCGGAAATGCATTGCCGATATAATGTACTTTACCTTGCACTTGACGTTTGTGAAAGTGCCCACTGAATACATAGTCTTGATTTACAAAGTGTTGCGGACGTAAGTCGCCGTGATCGGGCATTTGCACCATTGCATTCATGTAAAAACTAGGAAGTTCAAAGTGTCCAAACATATATTTGGCTTTAATTTTTTCAATCTTCTTCCATTCTTCCCCCACTAACCAAGGAACAAGACAAACGTCCTCTTCTTCGTACATTTCATCTACAAATGTAATGCCTTCTATATGTTTTCCAAAAATAGTAGACGAAACATCACGCTTGTCTTTGTAGTACAAGTCGTGATTGCCTACAAACATATAAAATTTGTCAAATGCTTTGCCTAATTTTTCTAAACTACGAATAGTAGCATCCATAGTTGTTAGGTTAAGACTGTTGCGATTGTGGTGCCAGTCGCCACAAAAAATTCCTGTCTCGCATCCATTTGCTTGCGCTTGTTCGATGTACCAATCAACGAATTCTTCACAATCGTCGTTATGTACACGACTATTGCCCTTTAAACCAAAATGGATGTCTGTAAACACCGCAGCTTTCTTAAACAAAATATAATCCTCTATTATTTTATACTATAATACAATCTATTGCTATAATAGTCAACTGTTTTTTGAATCTTTTTCTCGTCTTATTGCAGCTTCCCATTCGCCCGCATGTTGTCTAGTATAGCTAGGAGATAAATCGTTCATTTCTAATATGTCATCACGTATATTTTGATTCCGTTTTTCAATATTAATGATACGGACAAAAGAGTTAGTAACAGCAGCAGTGTAATAGGCAAAAGGATTATTGGATTTTGACTCATCAAATTGTAGTCCAATCTGTGCGAGTTGGAGAATTGCTTGTCCCCTCATTTCGTCATTATAGGTATAACCACGGACATTACCGCGAGTGGCATATCGTTCGCATAATTTCATCCACATCTTAGCAAGTTCGTTTGTCGCTTTGCCTGCTTTGAGATCAAAATGTCCATTCTCCATCCCGCCTTGCCAGTGCGATTTGCCTACACAAACTAATTCATCGTTGTCGTTAAATTTATAATGCTGAAACGGAGGAAAATTAAGTTTTGTCTTAGTATCTGCTACAGTCTTTGGGTTCTTTTTACGCCCTGGCTCTTCTGGAATATGATCATATGTCATAACACGAAAAATTAATTCTTCTTTTGTAATTTTTGTATATGGTATTTCGCAGTCTGCTTGTTTTATCTTCTCTCCCGCAAGTTTACGTCTTTCAAATTCTGCTTGAGAAAGACGTTTTGCTTTATTTCGTTTTGCTTCTGCAATAGTTCTAATGTTTATTTTATCAAGGTCTGTTAAAATAATATCATATTGGTTATACGTTGGATCTACAAAACTACAAAACGTGCTTTTTGATTTGTGTATTTCTTTTAAAATGTCTTTGTTGTTTAAGTAATTTACTTTTCTCATTATGGCTCCATGGTTATTTGTACTATTATAATATACGCACATAAAAAAGT